GGAATAATAAAGTAGCAACCCGTGTAGGCAACCTAACGTGGCGTTACGTGCGTTTCAGAGTTACAACAGCTATAACAGGGTCAGGCACAGTAGCTGTAACAGCAATGTTGCGTATGACAATTGCACCGTATAATACTTCCCAAGTTAACACGCAGGGTCTAGCAAGTAATTTGCCATCAACACCTTCATCAATGACTACTGCGGGTACTGTAAGCGCCACATATCCATTTTTTCCATTGGGCGGGGCTGATAGGTCAATAATACGTTCTGAAATGATCGGCAACATGGGCGCTGGCGGTATTGCACAAAGTTATTTAACTAATGGTCCATACGCAAGGTCTATATATACCGACCTTTCAGGTAGTATGGGCGTAGCAGGACCACAACCGTTCCTTGCTGAAGACAAAACCTACCCAGTAAACGTAAGGCTGGAAAGAACCACAAGAGGTCAAGACTCCGTACAAGATTTATTGCAACAAGTGTTGGTAGAGTTGAAAGCCTTAAACTATTACACTCGTGAAATGCCAACAGCAATTGTGTCTTTAATGCAATCTCCAAATGCGTTTGCCGTTCCTGCGTCAATGCAAGACGACCCAGAAAACTTTTTTGACGACTCAACCCTTTCAAGACTACAAAAAGGACATTAAATATGTTAATTCAAGGCTCAGTTGGACAACCGTCCACAACCTCAATTCAACCTGGAACTACGCCGACTATCCGTCAAGGACAACTTGGCGATGTAATTATGAGCGAACTACACGGGCGTTATTACGAAACCGCTTATCGCCGTAATTTGTTTGCAGCGGCTGTACAAGGTACTGGTATCACCACATCTGCTGGTCTTGTTACTGGCTACACTGGAATAGCGTTAACTAACCCAACAACTTCAACGGTTAACTGCGTAATATCTAAAGTTGGATATGCGTTTAATGCCGCACCCGCTGCAACTATGACTGTTAGTTTGGCGTTTAATACCTCAACAACTGCGGTTACACAAACCACAGCAATTACTACTCGTAATATGTTTTTAGGTGGAGCAACTTCGCAGGGTTTAGTATCATCCGCAACCACCTTCCCAACAGCCCCAGTTAATATTAATATTTTGGGTGTAATTGGTACTAACGCTGTTACTGCATTATCTAATACTCCAAGTGTTGTTGATATTGAGGGTTCGATTGTGATGCCTCCTGGTTCGTATGTTTGTATTGTAACTAGCACAGCTTCGGCGGCAACTAGCTTCTTTGGCTCATTTATGTGGGAAGAAATTCCAGTCTAATCATGGCTACTAAAAAGAAAACCCCATCCCTGTCTATTGGGCGTGGCGAAAAGCTGCCTGTATCTAAGGGCGCTGGGCTTACTGCCAAAGGTCGGGCTAAATATAATGCTGCTACTGGATCAAATCTCAAAGCTCCTCAACCCCAAGGTGGTGCAAGGAAGAAGTCATTCTGCGCCCGTATGTCTGGGATGCCAGGACCTATGAAAGATGAAAAAGGTAGACCAACCCGCAAAGCTGCGGCACTGAAGAGATGGAAATGTTAAATATGTTGGAACTCTGGACTGGTGGATTAACCATATTTGTTGCGTTAATTGGATACATCATGCATGAGAAGTTCAACGAACTAAAACGGATTGATATTCTTCTTAATAAAACTCGTGAGGAGGTAGCACGTGATAACGTCACTAAAGCAGAAGTGGAACGCATTGTTGAACACATGGACGCAAGGTTTAACAAACTTGAAGACAAAATTGACCAACTTATTAAAAGGTAAATGATATGAAAAAGATGAATCCAGGCATGATGGCTATGATGGCTAAAAAGAAGCCAATGAAAATGAACGATGGCGGTATGCCAATGGTCGAGAAGGACGGTAAGAAAGTCCCAGCGTTTGCTGCTGATGGTAAAGGCAAAATGGCTAAAGGTGGTATGGCTATGAAAAAACCTGTTAAAAAAATGATGGGTGGCGGTATGGGATATGCCAAAGGTGGTGGTATTGAAATCAAAGGCAAAACCAAAGGCAAAATGGTTAAGATGACTAAAGGTGGAGCTTGCTAACATGAAACAAATGCTCAAAGGTTTAAGCGATAAAACCAGCGATTATTTAGATACTAAAAATCTAGCCAATCCCGTTGAAGTTATTAATGAGGAGTTAGGTGGTGAAACTCGTGAGGAATCTAAAGAGCGTAGAAATAAGGCAAAAGAAGCAAAACCACCAGAACCAGTCAAAAAAGCTAAAGGTGGTGCTATTTCTTCCGCATCTAAACGGGCTGACGGCTGTGCCATTCGTGGAAAGACTAGAGCGTAATGGATAAACGTGTAAATCCTATTAGTCCTTCAGCCCAATTAGATTTGGGGCTTGGGTCTAATCCTGAGCAACTGCAAAGAAAAAGACCTGCAGACCCAGGATACAAGGAGGTACACGCTATACATAATCCACCAGAAAAAGACCAGAAAGCTAAAGCTGTTGAAAACAAAGAGTTTGAAGATAAACGGGTTAAATCTAGCCCTTTGAATGTTAATGCCGAAATTGCCCGTATGAAGGAAGCCTTAGATAAATCTAGTAAAAGCGGTGGTGGAGGAGCAATGCTTAAGTCAAATCGTGATATTACCAAGAACTACAAAGCTGGTGGTAGGGTATCTAGCGCCTCTAAACGAGCCGATGGCTGTGCTATTAAAGGTAAGACTAAAGGGAAGATGGTGTAACTATGGAAAAAGACCATTACAAAAATTATGAAGAGCGTAAGCAAAGGCTTATGGATGAAAAAACACTATCTCCATACGAAAAGAAAGCTGAAAAATTTGAACGTCAAGAACGTAAGTCTAGTGGTTCTGGAAAAGCCATGCCAGATGAAGAAAATATGCGTTATTTACCACTAAAGTTTAAAAAAGGTGGCAAAGTATCTTCCGCTTCTAAACGTGCCGACGGTTGTGCTATTAAAGGTAAAACCAAGGGAAAAATGGTATGAGAGCCAGCCGTGGCATGGGCGCCATTAACCCTTCTAAGATGCCTAGTGCTAAGAAAAAGGCTCGTAGGGATGATACCGACTTTACTCAATTTAAAGAAGGCGGTAATGTCAATGCTGCGGGTAATTACACCAAACCTGGTTTGCGTAAACGAATCTTTAACAGTATCAAAGCTGCTGCGGTGCAAGGTACTGGCGCAGGTCAATGGTCAGCCCGTAAAGCCCAGTTAATGGCTAAACGTTATAAAGCAGCAGGCGGGGGCTATAAGTGAAATGGTCAGACAAGCGCAAAAAGTCGATCAACTGCGACAGCCCAAAGGGGTTCTCGGAGAAAGCCCATTGCGCCAGCAAAAAGAAAATGGCTGGGGGTGGTTTAGCAAAATCACAGCAATCTTTAAAGGCTTGGGGCGACCAAAAGTGGACAACCAAGTCGGGGAAGAAGTCGTCCGAGACGGGCGAGAGATACCTGCCCAAGAAAGCAATACAAGCGTTAAGCCCTCAAGAATACGCAGCAACAACACGAGCAAAACGAGCGGGCAAAGCCCAAGGCAAACAGTTCGTACCACAGCCAGCAAAAGTAAAAACAAAAGTAAAGCCGTATAGGAAGATATGAGTACTTCTGGAACTACAACATTTAATTTAGATTTAAATAACCTCATTGAAGAGGCTTTTGAGCGTTGTGGTACGGAATTGCGTACGGGCTACGATATGCGTACTGCTCGTAGGTCTTTGAATCTTTTGACGATTGAGTGGGCTAACCGAGGCATTAATCTATGGACAGTTGAGCAGGGTCAGATTAACTTAGTTACAGGACAAGGCATTTATCCTCTTGCAGTGGACACGATTGACCTCTTAGACCATCAGATTCGCCAGAACAACGGAGATGCATCTACCCAGATTGATATTTCCATTACCCGTATTTCAGAGCCAACTTTTGCCACAATCCCCAACAAACTAGCTACAGGACGCCCAATTCAAGTCTGGATTAACCGCCAGTCAGGAATGAGTAATACCTCAGTAGCAACTTTAAACGGCACGATTAACGCAACAACCACTTCAATTACAGTCAGCGATTCTAGTTATTTAACCAATACGGGTTTTATTAAAATTGACAGTGAGACAATTAGCTACACCAACGTAGTTGGTTTCCTC